TTCTGCATTAATGTACTTTGTAATAAATTCATACAATTCGTCTACTGAGTTATCAATTTCTTTAAATATAAAACCTACTTCGTCATCAGCTTGAAAGGCTCCTATTCTGTCAACTTCTTTAACTCTATCTCTCGTATCACGAAACCGAAAGTATAAAGCTGTTACAAATCTAACATATACTTCACAGTATAAAGTTGCTCTTTCAGCTCTCTTGTAGTTAATATACACCAAATAACCCAGTAAAGCTACGAGTATTGATAAAATACTAATTATAACTATCATATTACTTAAATAAATTATTAAACACGTTTATTAACTCATCCTTCTGTTCGATAGATACATCTTGTGGAATACTTGGTTTACGTTTTTCTTTTACTAATTCCTTCTCCACAGATCTCTCTGCTCTGTCCCACATTTCAAATTCAATACGAGCTGCCATATGATCTGCATGATGCAATACTACTGGTAGGTTTGTACGTAACTTAGATTCTTTTGAGTGTGAAATATAATAAGGTTTGTTTGACTCTTCATACAATCCATCATGCAATTTAATACCTAAGTATTCGTTGAAAGATATTTGGATACCCCTTGCTTGCAATAGAAATAAACCTCGATCAGGAACTGTCATGAAGGGATTAACTGGATTGTGCTTATAGATCTTACCTTGATTCTTTCTATGCCACTCTGAATCGTTCATTTGATACTGCTCTGCTTCTTCAGTACCAATCTTTCCTAAGTCATGATTCATAGCTGCAAAGATTAACTCTTCGTCAGTGTAATTAATATACGCACCAGTTTCTTCCCAAAGCTTTTTTAGCTTTAAGGCACAATCCATTACACGCATAACGTGATCTACATAACCTCCTGGAAAGGTGTTGTGATGATGATCTATACTTGCAGCAGGCATCAACATAATCCTTTCTGCATGATCCAAGTATAATTGCTTTAATTTATTCTTACGTTCTCCGGTAATGTATTTATCAATATATGATAAAAACTTTTCGTAGTTTTCTTGTAACTGCTCCGCTGTAAAATTCATACTATAATTGTTTTTGTAACTTTTTTAACTTTGTTTCAATCTTCTTTTTAAAGGTTTTTCTATACTCACTTTTTAATTCCTTCTTCAGCTTATTATACTCTACAAGAGCATTTTGCTTCTCCTCTCGCTTTTGTTGCTTTGTCTTTTTAGGTTTAGTAACAACAGTAGTTGCCTCATGCTGACCTTTAAGTTGAGGTTGCTCTACACCCCTAAAATAAACTGTACCATCAGAATGTACAAACATTTTCATGAACCTCCAACCTTTTGGATATCCCAATTTAGCACTTTGTTTTTTCTGTATAGGTTCCTCGTATGCTTGTAATAAATCTATTACACAATCATGGCAAGTAATTGATTCTACATTATCATCAACCTTGTGTTTAATTGTACCACATGATTGACATGGCAGTGATTTTGACATAACTTTTAGTTTGGTGATATTGGTTCAAAACGTATTCTAGTATCTATTAATACAGTATAAACCGTTTTGTTTTTTAATCTGTGTTTTGTTTTGTACAATGGAATGTCTCCGTTTAAGTTGTAGTTGTATCGTATTGCATCTTCAACTTGACCCTTGTCCATACTATAAATAAACATGACCGTGTCGTACTTGATATAGTATATCATGGTTTTAACACAGTCAGGTTCTTCAAGAGAATCAACGATCTCTTCTAATAAATAAAAGTAGTACACATAATCGTCATACAAACTTTTACGATCTTTTTTAGATCCATATATGGTTGGAGTCAAATTGGTGTTAGTGACAGACAATACTGCCTGTCGAGCTAACCTCAATTCTGATGAGACATTAGCTAAGAACTTCGATTTAACTAATTTCTCAAAGCATCCCATACGTCTTTATTTTTGCTTATTGTCTTTGTTTTTATTTGGACGTCTTCTATTCTTTTTTGGTGGATGGTTTTCTCCATAAACCACTGCAACCTTTGGACTTGCAACTACCTCTACTGGCTTAGTATTATTAGCAAGCTTTTTCTCTAAATCCTTAGACGCATTACGAACCTTAGATAGCTCAAGGGTCTGATACGCATTTTGTTCTTGCAACTCTAAAACCTTTTTAGATAAGCTATCTGCATACGACTTAGTCGCTTCATACTTAGCCAACACATCACCAGCAGTGGATAACTCACCACGTTGTTTAAAGTAGCCATATGCAAATCCTGCAGCTACAACTGAAACTGAAATTAAAACTATTAACATAATTGTTATTTTAAATTATTAAATTATAATATCAAAATACAAAAAATTTTCCACGTTTGCAACAGTTATCCCTGTCCAACGTAAGGTTTTTTGTAATTAACACTATTTTTATTTTTGCTCTGCTTTGTTTTAGCATGAACACCTTTTCTCTTAACCTTTGATTTAGCAACACGTATTGTTGTCGTGTTTGTTTTTGCTTTTGCTGCTGCCATAGACTTTTTTCTATAAATAGTAGGCAAAAATAAAAGGCTGAGCGATTAACCCAAAGGCTGCGATCGCAAATAATGCAACGATGAACTTTTTCATTTTTTTGTTTTTGTTTATTGATTTATTTTATTAATATACGTAACTAAAATTAAATATGCAACAGTTTAATTTTAGTACCAGTATTCCGTTGTTGTATCATATAACTTTTTTAAACTATCTTTATCATGACCAAGCCAATTTAAAACATGTGGCTTAATTTTTTCAAAAGTTAATTCACTATAGAATAAGTCTTGTAATAAATGACTTGTAACGTACCATTTAGCATCCAATTCATAATCTAAGTTTTCAATGTTATATAACCGTTTTGCTCTTTTCATAGCCCATTGCTCAGCATTATACTCTCTCAGGTAACTATAAATTCTATCTCCAGAACTTAAATGACCTATTTCATGTAAACCTACTAAGAAGCTCCATTCATCAATTGGTATAGGTATAACTACACTACGATTGTCATAAAAGGCTTCATACTGGTCACTCTCAGGATCCCACTCAACCCATCTACGAACCTTCACCTTAGTTAAAGTAAGCTGTTCTCTAATCCAACCATAATACGGTAAGCTTTTAGATTCTTTAAATCTATCCATACTGTAATATAATAAAAGGATGTCGTAAAAACAACATCCTTTTATATTTTTTTAAAGTGGTCTATTAAGACTTCTTTAAAGTAAATTTATCAATTGTACTTAATCCCAAACAACCAAAAGATAATGCAGTAACGCATTCAACTAATGTGTCTGAGGGTTTAATATGCTCTTCAGTAAACTGATTGGCAAACAAAGTTGCACACAACATAATTGTGCAAATGATACCACAAACTCTCTTACTTGATGTGGCTCCTCTTTCGTCTTGGAACATTGATTTAATAAACTGCTTCATGTTTTTAATAGGTTTTAGTGAAGTAACTTGTAACCTTCGACATAGGCTCAAAGCCTAACCTTTTCCAAAATTTCCTGCTTGTAGGTGATGCCATTAAGATCACCTTACGTTTATTTAATAGGTTTACTAACGCGTTTACAGTCTGTGCTCCAAAGTTTTTTCCACGATGTTCTTTGTTAATGTGAATGGATAATATCTCGAAAGTATCCTCATCAATATCGCCATATTCTACCTCACCAATAACGTTGTTTAATGGATCAACTAGTATCTCAAAATACTTAGTTGGGCCTTTAGTTTCATGTATTTGTTGATAAATTTAATGCTTCAAATGCTTTTGTATAAGCGATTGTTCTATCCACATAACCTTCCTTTTTTTGTATATCATAAGCCATATCAATCAACTCAACAGCTTTGTCTTGTTTGTAAGCTTCCCACAAAAGCTCTTCAACTAATTCTTCATTTTGGATACTCATTTTGCTACTTTCTTATAAGTATATTCCATAAAATAAACCGCATAAAATGCGAGGAATTTCCGGTGTTAACTACTTGATACTCAAGTAATTAGCGGCTTGTTTTTACGGGATATCCGACGTTTTTTTAGCAAAAATGAGTGCAAATACCTATAGAAAATAACGTTCCTTATAATGAAGAAAAACGTGTTTAAAATTGATTTTAATGTGCTTGCATGTACGTGTATATGGTTGGTTTGTGAATGGGATTTTAATTGTTTTAAATGCTTGAAAATTAGTAAGTTATATCCATCTGAGACTCAGGTAGTTATATAACCACCGGAAATAGAAACAGCTGATTATCAGTGTGTTATAATCATCTGACAATCAGCTATTTACTCAACGTTAGGATATACTATGAAAAAATACTATTTTAAACTCGATTTGGCTAAAAACTTATTGTTAAGCTCTTTTGCAATTTGTAACGTACTATTACAATCAACAGCAGACGCATCCTTACCATACATTGTTTTGAATGCACGACCACTGTGGGAATTTGCAAACGATTCTAATAAACTAGAATAATCCGTAGTGCTATCGAGAAAGAACGATAACACCGATATACTAAGTTCGTTTCTCATTTTATCAACTTGACGTTTAGTATGTTGATGAGCCATACTTCCACTGTAACCTGAGCAACTTGGCTCACCATCTGATATGTTAAGTATATAAGAATCCAAGTCGTTATCTGAAGCCAAGAGCATACCCTTCTTAAGCATTGCTTCAAAGCATAAACCTTCAGGCGTCATGCTACATGGACTGAAACGATTGAAAGCTGTGATCAACTGATTGATTTTATTCTTACGTGAATCATATACATAATACACAATTGGTGCTTCACGATCACCAGTAGATCTAATAGATACTTGCACGTTAATGTTTTGAGTATATGTAGCAGCCTTAGCAATAGCCATTGTCATTTGTATTGTAGATTCCCATTTTTTACCACTCATGGAACCCGAACCATCTAACGTGATATGCAAGTTTGCTTTCTTGTACTTATCAACATGAATTTGCTTAAAGATACCTTCGATACCATAACCTGCATGAGCAAGTCTCTTAGCATCAATCTTACCACTACGCAATCTTGTATCAACACGTTCACGAGACTCGTTATGTAACTGTAGCTTTTTACCAAGTAAACTTCCCATATCACTACCATTCTTAATAGAATCCTTATACTCATCTCTCACACTTCTATCAAAGCCAACAACCCTTACCGCATCTAATTTATCACGCAACTCTCTATGCCCATCAAGCCTCCAATAATCAGGATGTGTATTTTCAAAATCCTCCATTTGCTTTTGCAATTCGTCCGCATCATTCAATCTATTAGACTTAGTCATATCATACATTAAGCAGTTACGTTCTGTAGTAAGACCGTCGTTGATAACCTGTATCTCGATTGACTCTTTAGCTATTCGATCCAAGTCTCTTTGCATTTTTTTACTCGCAGACTTCTTATCAATCATACCCTCACCAAATCTTTTTTGCTCTTGCAATTTACGCATCAAATCATTTAACTCAGAACTTGTTAACGTAATAGTATTCCCTCCATCTTCTCCATTATCCTCACCTTGACCTTCATCTTCTCCACCACTAGTATCATCACTGCTATTGGTATTACCACTACCATTACCTCCTTGACCGTTTGTGCCATCAGTACCATTAATTTTACCAAGCTTTTCTGCTGCCTTTATATTGTTAGCAATAATAACAGCAACCTCTAAAGCAATGTCATAACACTCATCAGTACTACTTAATCTACCAATGTTACGCACATCAATCATCTTAGTGATAGTATCCAAGTCAGGTAATACCGTTGAATTATACAAAGGACTAATCATGTTAATGATATGAAACATGTAGCTATCTTCTTTAGATGGATCTCTGAACTCCTCAGCTATAAAGCCTTTTGTAACGTCCTTAGAGTTCCAATAGTAGTCATACATTTTATGATAATATGCTTTGTAGCCCGGTGAAGTTTTAAACACAAAGTTATCGATTCTTCTATCTTCAATCCAATTCAATAACGACTTAACCAAAGCAGCAAACTCATCCATGTCATAAATACCACTTGGTATACGACTATGTACTGACCTAAACTTTGGACACGTGTGGTTCATTAAGGTTGGCAATATATCCCAATTAGTCAGCAACACATGCGACGATTCATGTAATGCTAAACCAACTGTAACGTCAAAGTTATTGTCTTTAATATCAGTTGATAGTGTAATCTGCTTACCATCAGTATACGAACCACTACCAGCCCAATATACCGGAATATCCTTGTTTGTTAATATCTTAACAAAGTTAGTCACAGCTCTACGGTAGTTAGACAACTTCACTAACTTAACCAAATCAGAGCTGTGTGATGTTTGACCAATACCAGCAAACTTCGATTTAGAATCCCACTCATCATCCATCCAAAAAGATGAGTAATTTTGCTTCGTGTTAAGCCCGCGATGATCAGTCGATTTTTTCTTCTTTTTTAATGCATCTTTCGCAGTATTGAAATACTTTGAATAATCCGTCATTCCTTTAATTTTGCCCATAGTATGTGTATTAATTATATAAGTAAAGTTCACCCTAATTTCTCGTATATGCAACAGTTCCGGTGAAAAATAATGGACCTGATAATCAGGTAGTTACATATTTTAATCCTCTGATTAGTAGCTATATTTCAGCCGCAGTAAATGCTTTATATACCTTATCCGTCATTTCAGTGTATTTCATGTTGAATTTAGTACTCATTGCTTTCAGCACAATTTCATTTTTGTAAGGTGAATTGTTTGGTGTATTCCATCTTCGTGTAAAGTATAGCCAATTGTAAAAGTGTACATAAGCATTAGCTCTTTTAACATAAAGATCCGTATCAATTGATAGTCCCCAATCCTTAATTAGCTGCAGTGATCTCTTCTCGTTATCTAACTCCAAATCACGACATATAGCTAAATGCTTTTTAATACCCTTCACATCCTCACCATTCAACCATCTATCCAAAGCATCTAATGAATTACCAGCTTTATGCCACAGAGGTATATCATCCTGCCATTGTGTTAAATGAGCATATTCGTGAACAAGTATATCCAAAAACAATGGATGATTCATAGCAACCTTTAATACTTTGCCCTCCGAATCAAACCATCCCGAACACCTTACATTAGCACTATATTTAACATACTTCACAAAACTCAATTTACAGTTCACATGCAATTCCTTGCAATGTGCTTTAACGTGTTCCATAAATAATTTATCATTCTCGGTAAGTTTACTCACCACTTTCTCTCGCAAGTTTTTTATATATTTTCTCATCACTAAACGCGTTATTAGATTTTCTTATCATGTTTTGAAACCAAGCACCATACTTGGCTGTATTCCAAGCTCCTCGCACAGTAGTCGCGAATGGTATTCTGAGTTCGGGATCAACAACGGATAGTCCGTTACCATCCACAACTTGAAAATATATCTTCTCATTAACCATTCTTGCAACTGTTCGAGCTCCAGGAAAGCGCTTCTCAATGAAGCGCTTAAGCTTAGCAAATTCTTTCTGTTCCTTAGTAAGAACCGGTTTCTTAGCTTTGACTACTTTCTTTGTCTTCGGCTTTGCTTTCGTTACCTTCTTTTTCATATTAGAACGGCATATTACTGTTATCTACATCAGCCTCTTCTTCACCCATTAAGTTATCAGCAGTACCGTCATTGATAAACTTTTGAATCAACTGCTTAATGAAAGTACGCTCGGATTGTAAACCACCATCTTGTGAATACAATGGATAAATACTAACCTCAGCACATTCATTCAACGAGAAACCATCTACTAATAAACCAGCCATCTCAACTACTGAACGAGTCGATATAGGCGTTCCAATACGCGAGTTATCTGACTTAATCTCAGCACGTGTCTGTGATGCAATCTCAGCAAGATTGGTAGCTGCCTTAGTGTCTAACGTCGGAAACAACTGAGTGATTAAAGTAGTCTCTTCCTTAACATTTAAGAACGGAATCTCAGCAATAACAAAACGATCTAACAATGCTCTATCCATAACACGCACAGCAGTATATTCACTACCGATATTAGCTGTACCAATGAACGATACACCTTCAGCAACTCGTACAGTTGGCGTATTAACAGCCTCATCTAAACGTAAGTAACGTTGACCTGGATCTAACACAGTCATTAAGATATTCCAAGCCTCAGGATGTGCACGAGATACCTCATCTAATAAGATAACAGTGTCAGGCGTTTGTATAGCTTTAACAAAAGCTGACTCGTTAAAGAAAGTACCCGCATCTTTAGAGAAGTGAGTATTACCGATCAATGTACCTCGTGGATCTTGCGTAGCACCTAAGTTTACATAGAACAATTCACGTCCTAATGCTTTAGCAACAGCCATCGCAGTTTGTGACTTACCACAACCAGTAGGACCGGTTAACAATATGTTTCTACCACGCATAACTGAACGACATAAAAACTTCCATGTTAAGTCTTCACAAAAGATGCTTGTAGGACGTTTCTCCACACAAGTAGTTAAGAATGCCATAATGTTATCAGCTTCTACTTTAGCTTGTTTCACAGTCTCTTCAGACACCGGTGGTTTAGCATCAGCAGATTTAATTTGTCTCCATTTACCGGATTCATTAGATAACCACATACCCGCTTTATATGCTTTACTCAACGTCATAAGCACGTACTGATTGACCTTTTTTTCCTGCGCCCATAGCGATTTTTGCAATGATAAATTTACTCATAATTTGTGTGTTTTTGTTTGTTTTGTTTGTGTTATTTACTTTGTTATTTTTCTCTGTTTTTACGTTAGTTTTACTTGCCATCAGTAACCTCCTCTTCATTAGTTACTTTGAACTCAGAATAATTAATGTCATCGTCTTGTACCCAATAATCGGCCGGATCAACGTCACCGTCTTGTACCATTTGTAATGCAGCTTCCGCTGTGTCTGCTTCCACTTCAAACACCCATATTTGCACGGATGGAAGCGTCTGTGTAATTGTGAATTTTTTAGTCATAGTTTGTGCGTATTAATTATTGTTAATCTTATAAGGTAAAGGTCCTCCTTTTTCTTCATATAGCAACATTCGAGGAGGAGATTTCGGTGTTGATAATCAGTAAGTTACATAACTCACTGATAATCAATTGCATTATTTTAGCTCACTGAAAGTGTGTAAAACCTTGCGAATCTTGGTAGCTTGAATCCCGCTAATAGTGAGGTTCTTAGCCTCATTATCCACGTAGTCTAAAGCGTAATCTAACCCTCTTTCATCCAGCAAGGATAGTGCTTTTTCACCGACTTTTTCATAGCTAATTTCGTTACCAATAAACGCTGTAGGCACCTTATGTTTAGTGTTTTTTGGGTTGTATGCTGTACTCTTACTACCACCTTTCAACACAGTGCCAAACCGCTTTCTATCACCGATTTTGTTGATTGCTTGAGCCTGCGATCTTGGCAGTGGTTGAACAGTATTACCCGTCTTATGATTAATGATATTCACGAATCCATAAGTCTCAACATCCGAGCATTTCACACACTCAGAATAGCCTAATTCCACTCTTTTTTCGGGCATATTACAGCCACAATTTTTACACACTTTCATAGTATCTTACATTGTTGATTTCAATTAAACTCACTGATTTCCACGTATATAACTTGGTTAAAATATCCAACTTACTCCATGCTTCTTCCGTTGTTTTTGCATGTATTACTGCATCATCCAAATCGAAGTCTCGATAGCTTGGAATGAAGCGAATACCGCGAAAATAGTACTTGTTTTCGTCTGTTTTTGTATTGTTCATATTATTGTTTTTTACGTGTATTTAACTCTGTTCCCCACTCGTTTATAAGCTCCGCTTCACGTGCGAATGCATCCTTCTTGCCACGCACTGTATCAAGTGCTTCAATAGTGAAATTCTCAGGACCATACTTGCGAATAGCTTTCGGTAAAGTCCATTTTTCACCCGCAACTAATGCCTTATATACGTGACCTGACCAACGCTGTTTAAGCGTCTTAATCTTAGCTGCTTTCAACATCACTGTTACTCCGATATAGCGTTCATCTGTAACATTGCATGTAATCAGGTAAATAAGGTGATTACGGTCATTTCTGCGTTTTCTTATAGACATAGTTTGATCATTTATATAAGGTAAAGTTCACCATAATATCGACATACGTCAACAGTTGAATGCAAAATAATTACCTTGAATATCAGCAAGTTACATAACTACCTGATACTCAGAGAGAAAGATTTTTCTGCGTTTTAGTTGTATGTTTTCCACATCACCATATCAGCAGGAGAAATCCCGTCTTCATCAGGTTCATAGTATTCATCTATCTTCTTGTCAACATACGTGTGAATCGTCATTTGCATGGCCTCAGGCAAATCGTATACCTTCGCTTTTGCTTCAATAAGCATCTCTTCCATATTAGGTCCCCAAATCGGGGATACAGTGCATGTGTATATGGTATTAGCTAATTCATAAGCTTCTGCTAAACTCTTAGTATTTTCCATGTTTTACAATTAAATTAATGTTTCTAATTCATCAGCATCACTGAAAGTCTCACCGTTATATTCAGGCAAATACTCACTGTCATAGCCATCAGCAGATATGCGTAAAATGCTGTCTTGGTAACCCTTATCAAATATAATTGTTTGCGGATACTTACCAATAGCAGTGCCGAATCTAAGACGAATACCCTTCTTGTTTAAGACCGGTATAATGTCCATTAATACGCTAAGCTGTTCGTCAGTAATTGCATGTTTCACTAATGTTTTGTTATCTATCTTATCCATGTTATTTTGTTTTGTTAATGTTAAATTGTATAAATTGATTCAGCCTCTTTTACTCTGTAAAAACAACCTTTTACAAGTTTAGCTACTGCGAGCAACTGTTGCATTTGCTCAATGGTTAATTCCACAGAATCTACGTCACCGGACGTTCCAATTGATCGCATCAATTGCTGTGCTTCAACAGATACTCCCACTACGTTAATTGCAGACTTTTTAATCCACACATGACCACCAGCAGGTGACTCTATTAGTAAACCTGCCGATTCTACAGACCAGTACCATCTATTGTATAGTTTGCATTTTACTTTTGTAATCCCAGTCATAGTGCGTATCTTATTAGTTATTAATAGCATCACAGTAAATAGCAAAATCACCTTCAAGAGAAACCCCAGCACTAACTGAGTATGTTCTACCATTTACAGTAAATTCAGGATTGTTAAGAATATAGTTAACTATACTTTGAGTTGACAAACTCATCCATCTTGTAATCCAGTATTTAGTGCGAGCTCCACGAACTCTCTTCTCAGTAAATAAACGGAAATAACCACTACGATCAATACCTAACGCATCATGCATCTTTCTACGATATGCACAAAATGCAGGTGATACAAATGAGTGATAATCGGATTTTGTTAACTTGTTGATTTTCAATGTGTTAGACATAAAATGTGTGTTTTAAGTGTAAAATGTAAACAATCCCCACCTTGGTGATTGAGAAGACAAAGTTCCGCCGAATCTTTCAATCCACAACCGACAAATATCAAATAATGCCCTTGATTCTCAAGGAGTTATGTAACTGTTTGATAATCAGGATCATTATTTTCCTCATCACAAATACCACTATTATACTCCAACAGCACTAATTGCGCGGTTTCCAAATCCACCCAATCATTACCGTCTAAATCGGCGATGTGACCAATATAGTATAGGTCTTCCATCATTACCAAATCCTTAATGTGTAGCATCCTTGTTTAGTGTTTAATTATCACAATGTTTTTAGCTTTACTACTACTGCCTTTGCATAAAACGCAATTATTGCAAGTTACTTTACGACCACCTTCTTTACTTGCGGGACAAGTGATTTCTTTAGTATTTATAACGTCTTTTTTAGTGCGTACTCTAAACGTCCGAAAACCTAAGCTATGTGCCTTTTCCATTAAAGACTCACTTTCCACAGACGCCATGAAGTACTCCTTAGCCCAATGATAATGTGGGATATGCCATTGGTGAGTGTAACCGGTGAAATTAGCAGCCAGTTGTACAATTTCCTCAGTCACTGTTGGGCCGAGTAGTACCGGTTCTCCATAAGCACCAAATCTCACGAATTTTCCTTTTATCTTGGAACCTTCTAATGACACAAGTTCCATAACATCCTTGTAGTCTATATTACCTTTAAGGTGCATGTTATGCAAGGAATTTACCTTTGACTTTAAGCCATACTCGGCAAACCCTTTACGTACGTAGCATGAGCCGTTCTTTGATTTGGAATGTATACAATCCATGCACGAAGCACGATCATCCACCATTTCATCTTTACCATTAGTAATCCACGATAATGGCAGTATCCATATTTGGACTCCATTACCGGTTTTTGTATTAGCCGATCCGTATTGCACGTCTACAACACACTCTTGGCCAAAATAATTTTTAGTTGTGTATAATGTTGTTTTTTTCATAGTTGTTTAGTGTGTGCGGGTTATTACTTCATTTACAAACTCCTCTATTTCTGCGGGATCTATGTCATCCTCCTCAGTTAATCGACTCGTGTAATCCCAATAGTATTCAGCTAAATCCTTTAAATCCTCAGTACTTGCGAGATTGAAGAATCTATAAATGCGATTATAGCTTAAACTGCTGTCACCGTATACACCTTGTGATACGTCTTGCAAGAATTTGTATAGTATATCTTTCATATTATTTATTTTTTACTATTTCTATTAGTTTATCTAAGCAAGCTTGTTCTGCTTCTTCATAAGATTTATAAACACCTACAACAGTTTCTTCAAGATGAATATTTTTAATACTTACACCAATATAAGAACCAGCATTATCATATTGGCTATGATTCCAATCTACAACTAATTCATGTTTCTCTCTCATCCACTCAAATGCTTGTTGCCAAAGTGGTGCTAATACATAATTTTTTGGTCCATCTATAATATAACCCAATTCAAAATCAATTCCTTTTCCAAAAGCTGTTTCATAAGAAGCTAAACAAGGTTCATCAAAGCCCAACTCTTTAAGAGCTAGAGCAGTTTCATATTTTACAAATTCTTTTTTCATGTTGTTGTTATTTATTTAGTATTCATAGCGCCGCGAGTAATCCCACAACTTAGTGCCTAATGGCCCCCATTACAGCATGAATGGTTTATAAGTTTCTACTAACTTAGACAAAGATTCAGCCTCACTATCAGCAACGTTTGCAGCAGCCACATCTATAAGCTCCTCTATGTTAAGACCTACATCCTTCATGTTTGCTATAAACTTTCTGTATCCTTGATATCCCCCTTCTACTGCAATGCCTAAGAACTTGATGTCTCTTATGTCTATGTAATCCACTTCCATTGCGATCACTCCGTCTTTATTTTTATAGATTGTTGCTTGGTGCTCTACTGTCCCTGTAATTGCGCCTTTGTCACCTACTGTTATTTCATTAGTGAAATTGATCATTATTACTTTACTTGCGATGTTCATATTGTTGTTTTTAATTATTTATTGTTTAATCTTTTAAATACTGCTAATAGTGCAGGATCGTTGAATATCTTGTCTAATAAGATCTTCATGTGATGATCTAAAAAATCCTTGTATTCTTTCTCGCTTTTAAAGCCCATTCTTTTCCAGTCCATTTGTTTTCCTTTGTTCATTGTTTGTTAACCTTATTGGTGATAAGGGGCTATTGTTGTTGAGGGTATTATTGTTGTTATGGGAGGGTGGGATATACATTACACGCAGTGTATCCGAACGTGTTGATTCCTATAGGAAAAAAAATTATGCTCGGTATAAAAACGCATGTAGTTGGACGTAGATACCTTTATCCACCCCGGTTTTCACGTTATTATCGTACCCTACCCCCCCCTATAAATCCCGTGTTTTACGGCTGTTTTGGTGGGGATACCCCC